GCTGATCCGCGATGTTCGAACAGCTTGCAGACGCAATCGCCGAACTTCAGGAGAAGCTCGCGGAAACGAGGTCGGAGCTGGCAAAGGAGAGAGCGTCGCGCGAGCGCATGTTTCGCAAAGGCAAGGTGACCGACGTCGATCCCGAGAAGCAGCGATACCGGCAGGAGGTCGGCGTCGACGAGAACGGAAAGCCGGTCAAGGGCGCCTGGATACCCTACGGCCAGATCGCCGGCGCGCTGAAGGTTCACTCGCCGCCGAGCGTCGGGCAGCAGATGATCCAGTTCGCGCCCGACGGCGATTTCGACCAGGCTTTCGGTTTCCCGCTCACCTTTTCGGACGACAACGAGTCTCCCTCGAAAAAGGGAGACGAGGACGTCGTTACGCGCGGAAAGACGAAGGACACGACGCGCGCCGATCTCAGGCAGATCGAAACCGGAAACGCATCAATCGCGGTCGAAGACGGCAAGCTGAAGATCAGAGTCGGCGACGTCAGCTACACGATGGACGGCAAGGGCCACCATCTGGAAGGCGGCATCGTCGAGCATGAAAAGCACAAGATCGACGCCTCGCACAAGCATACGAATGTGATGCCAGGCGGCGGTCTGACGGGGCCGCCAGAATGACCGCTGGAATCGATCGCCGAACCGGGAAGGCGCGGGCTGGATGGGCCCATGTCATGCAATCGATCCACGTCATATTCACGACGCGGATCGGCGAGCGGATCATGCGGCGCACGTTCGGATCGGCGGTCCCCGGTCTTCTCGGGCGCAACCTGACGCCAAAGACCATTCACCGTTTCGTTGTCGCGTTCGTCGTCGCGATCGAATTGTGGGAGCCTCGTTTCAAGGTTCGCAAGCTCGGCCTGTCCGGCAAATCGACGTCCGCGCCCGGCGCCCGTCAGGGGAAGATCGGAATTCTGATCGAGGGCGACTATCGCCCGAATGCGCTCGAAGGCGATTTCACCGTCGCGCTGCCGAAGCAATTCACCATCTGAGGCGCCATGTCCTATCGCTTCGACCAGATCGACTATTCGGCGCTCCCGGTCCCCGATGCGATCGATCCGTTCGACTATGAGGCTGTTGTCGCGGCGCGCGTGGCGCGCTTCCTGTCGTTGTGGACGGAGGCGCAGGAAAAAGACCCAACGCTGCCCGACTACGACGTCTCGTCGCTTGAGACGGACCCCGGCGTCATGCTGCAGGAGACGGACGCCTATCGCGAAATCCTGATCCGCTCGCGCATCAACGACGCAATTCGCGCCACCTACCTCGCGAGCGCGGCGAAGAATGATCTGACCGACCGCGCCGCCGAATATCTCACCGCGCGCGCTACCGGCGAGACCGACGAGAGCCTGCGCCGGCGCGCTCAACTCGCCTGGGAAAACCTGTCGATCGGCGGATCGTATGGCGGCTACGCCTATCAGGCGCTGTCCGTCGCGCCCGTCGAGATCGCCGATGTCGCGGTCGGCGGCTACGAGGTCCACGAGACGTCGCTGTACGGCGCCAAGGCCGTGCGCGACATGCGCAAAGGCGAAGTGCGGATCGCGCTGCTCGGCGCGGCGCGCACCGGCGCCGTTCCCGGCTCGCTGATCGCGCGCGTGCAGGCTTATTGCGGCGACCGCGCGCGGCGCAAGGTCAACGATCTCGTCAACGTCGTGCAGGCGACGCTCAAACCCTACGTCGTGCAGGCGACGCTCGAACTGAAACGCGGCTCCGATCCTGACGCGATGGTGGCCGAAGCGCGCAAGCGCGCGGCGGCCTATGGCGCGGCGACGCGCGTCATCGGCGTGGAAGCGACGCGCGGCGGCTATTTCGCGGCGCTGATGGCGGCCGAGCCCGGCCTGGTGGTCGATGTCGATCTCGTCGCGCCCTCCGGCCCCGTCGGCGGCGGCCCGTTCGAGGCGCCGATCCTCACGGGCATCGATCTTGCGTGGAGATGGGCATGAGCGAGGGCACGGTCACCTCGGAGGCGCCTGACGATCTGCTGCCCGACAACGCCACGGCATTCGAGCGCGCGCAGTCGCAGACCAGCGCGCGGCTGCTCGATGCGCCGACGCATGTCATCTGCGACGCGCGTCGCGGCGCGAGCGCGCCGTCGCAATTGCTCGGCCATCTGGCCTGGGAAAGATCGGTCCACAAGACGAGCGCGAATGTCGGCGTCCTGCGCGCGCGCATCGACTCGTCGTTCGCCGATCACCTGTCCTACGGATCGCCGGAAGCGCTGGAAAAAGAGATCGGTCTCGATGTCGGGCGCAGCGACATCACGATCCGCGACTTTTTCGAGGTCCGCGGCGCCGAGTGGCCGGACTTTTTCATCGTCTTTCCTGTCGGTCCCGGCCATCCGGCGCCACCGACCAATCTGGCGACGATCCTGCGCTCGGCGCTGGCGCGCAAGAACGTGCGCGACTGGCCGTCGATCCGCTTCGAGGCGCGTCCGGAGCCGGCAACGGCCGTCGTTTCGGTCGGCGTGCAAGTCCGCATCAAGGCCATGCCGAGGCCGATCGACGGCAAGGTCCGCGTCCAGGTCGTTCCGCGCATCGGCGTCGGCGCCATCGTCACAATCACCGCGAAATTGGAGCAGCTATGAGCTTCGGATTTGTCGTCACGGACGCCTTCAAGGCGCGGTTCGCCGCCGAGAGCGCCGGCGGGCCGAAGATCGTCTTCACCAGCTTCGCCGTCGGCGATGGCAACGGCGTCGTGCCGGCGCTGCCGGTCGGCGGCCTCGTGCACCAGGTCTATTCGGCCCCCGTCGCGGCGGTCGAGGTCGATGCGACCAACAACAAGCAGGTCAACATCGAGTGCCCGATCCCCGACGTGACGCCGGGCGGCGTGCCGATCGGCCCGTTCGTGGTGCGCGAGGTCGTGGTCAAGGATGAGCACGGCGCCATCATGATCGCCGGCACGACGGAGCTCCCGAAGACCGTCGGCACCGACGGCCAGAGCACGTCGATCGATCTCGTCATTCCGCTCACCGTGTCGGATACAGGCCCGATCGTCATCTTCAACAACTGGCCGGCCGGCCCTGCCGGGCCGCAGGGACCGAAGGGCGACGATGGCGATCGCGGCCCGCAGGGGCCGCAGGGACCGGCTGGCGCACAGGGGCCTGCCGGTGCACAGGGACCGCAGGGTCCGCAGGGGCTTCGCGGCTTGCAGGGTGTTCAAGGCGCGCCGGGGGCGAAGGGCGATCCCGGCGACCCCGCCTCACTTTATGGCATCGGCTCGTCGTGGGAGTTCACGTACTTTTTCGACAGCGCGATCTCGGGTCCGACCATCGCCGAAGGCCAGACCAAATCGTGGGCGCAACTGAAGTCGTTCATGCCCCTGGTTGTCGATCCGAAGCTTATCGGATCGCTCGACTCCGCATCTATCCCTGACGCATGGACATTCAAAGTCCTGCGCAGCCTCGTGCTGGTCAGCCCCGGTCAGCTGAGCGGTGCCGGCGGAACTCTCGACAGGATTTGCCTGCTGTCGCTGCGCAGGGCTTCCTGATGGCTCTTCCCGCGATCCAGCAGTCGTTCCGCAATGTCGAGGACATCGACTTCGCTGTTGATTTCGCCTACGCGGGCGATCCGGCGGATTTTGCCGGCGTGTCCTGGCGCGCGACGCTCGCTAGCGCCGACGATCCGTCCGACGTGCTCGACTTCACATCCGATGCCGGCGCCGATCGCCGGATCGGCTGCGAGGTCAGCGATCCCGACGACGCAGGAATCTGCATCGTCACCTTCACCTTCTACGCCCATTGGCGGCTGCAACAGGGCCGCGTCGGAACCTACGCCGGCGCGCTGCTGAAAGAGGACGCGCCGCACGCGCAGGACGTGGCGGCGGTTTCGATCGACCTGTCCGCCGATCCGACCTGGCCGAGGAAATCCTAGATGACCGATCTTCTGACCGGCCCGCTCGCGCGTGGACCGCGGGGCTATCCCGGCCTCTATCCCTACGCGGAGTGGACGGCGCGCGCGTATCCGCGCCACAGCGTCGTCGCGCATCTGAATTGCATCTGGCACGCGAACACGACGACGACGCAGGAGCCGGCCTTCGGCTTCGATGGCACGGTGTCGAGCGCGGATTGGGACCTCTGGCTCGACGCGCGCGGCGCCAATGAGGCATCCGACGCGGCGACCGCGGCCGAAGCGGCGCGCGGCCAGGCGGAAGACGCGGCGGCCGAAGCGGTCGTAACGCTCGGCACGGTGCGCACGATCGAGCGCCGCATTCGCGCGCAGGACCTTGGCGATTTCGCAACCGACGCCGACGCGCTCGCATGGGCCGCGTCGCAGATGCCGCCGATCAGCGTCGTCGTCGGTTCGTCCTATTGGAACACGACCAGCAGCATCAAGCGCATCTGCTCGAGCACGTCGAGCGTGCCGTTGTGTTCGTGGACGAGGACGCCGACGCCAAGACGCAGCGCACGAACGCGGGCATTTCCGCTGTTGCCGCTGCTGCTGCGCAAGAGGCGGCCGAGACTGCGGCCAGCGGCGCCGCCGCGAGCGCGGCGACCGCGACCAGCAAGGCTTCCCAGGCCGAGTTGAGCCAGACGGCTGCTGCGACCAGCGAGGCCAACGCGGCGGCGAGCGCGGCCGGCGCGGCGTCGGCCGCCGCCAGCGCGGCGCAGATCGAGCGCCGCATTCGCGCGCAGGACCTTGGCGATTTCGCAACCGACGCCGACGCGCTCGCATGGGCCGCGTCGCAGATGCCGCCGATCAGCGTCGTCGTCGGTTCGTCCTATTGGAACA